CCTGTTCAACGCCAGCAAAGCCATTTGCAAGCGCCATCTGCATATCACCGCAGCAATTGCAAAGCTGAGTGCTGAGATTGTTCACACCCTGCTGAATACCGTTCATTGTGCTATTCAACATCTGGTCGCGGAATCCATCATGAATCTGGTCGGACTGATTCATCCAAGGATACAGGCCACCGCCGTTTCCACCGCCGCCATTGCCTGCATAGTTGCCCCAGCCGTTATTGCCGAGCAGAAGCAGGAAAAGAAGAATGATCCACCAGCCAGACGAATCATTACCGAAACCGCCGTTACCGCCCTGATAGACAGGATAGCCGCCGTAACCAGTCGGGCTGACAAGCATCGTTGCAGGAATGGATGCGCCGCCATTTTCATCAACTAAAGCCATTTGTTTTTACTTCCTTTCTAATATTTATATCAACTGTCTGTGCACCGACAGCGATAATCTTGATAAAACTCACAAACATGGTATAATGCCAAAAAGGAGGAATGCTTGTGAAAGAAACTTGGAAAAACGTGGTTGGATACGATGGACTATACCAAATTAGCGACCTCGGAAGAATTAAAAATCGCAACGGTCTAATTATGAAACAAAAACCGAGCAAGGATGGATATGTTCGTATTTTGCTCTTCAAAGATAAAAAATACAAAGCAGAATACGTTCACATTCTTGTTGCTAAAGCTTTTCTAGATCAACCGAAGTTCAATACCGAAGTCAATCATATCAACGCCAACAAATCAGACAATCGGCTTTGCAACCTTGAATGGGTTACAAAGAGAGAGAATCATTTTCATGCTGTGCGCATGGGGTTGAAACCCGAAAACCCAATCAAAGGAAAATCATACGAAGAAAATCCATGTGTAAAGCCAATATACCAGTATGACTTAAACGGGGAATTTATAAGAAAATGGGACTCAAGAAAAGCGGCGGCACTTTTTTATAATTGTGATCCGAATAGCATCAGCCGAGCCATGAACGGAGAAAGAAAATCATGCAAAGGCTTTGCATGGAGACACACACCGCCTGATTGACTGTCAAAAAGGGCGATCAACGCCCCATCATGCGCTGTAGCTGATTTGCCATCTGCACAGCACGATTGTACTGATCCTGTGAAATTTTGCCGGAATTAAGAAGCTGTTGCACCTGTTGCCGAGGGTCGCCATTAAAATTCTGCCTGAACTGCTGAAACTGCTGAATGAGATTTCCCATCTGCCCAAAGCCGTTCGGCATTGCTTTTCCTAAAGCGTTAAAAAGCAAATTCGCCATTTTTCACATCTCCTTGACTTTTAGAACAAACTGTTGTATAATTATCCCAAAACATAGAAGGAGGTATTGCATTTGGGACGTTGGATTGACATTACTGGAAATCGTTATGGTAGGCTTGTAGTTCTTGAACATTCTCACGTAAAAGGCTACACTCATTATTATCTCTGCCAATGTGATTGTGGAAATCAAACCATTGTTGCAAAAAACGCATTGACAACTGGTAGACAAGTAAGCTGTGGCTGCTATCGTGATGAAAGAATCAAGAATCTCAACAAACTGCCTGACAATTATCTTCAATTAGGAAAAATATTCAATGGGATGAAATCAAGATGCTATAATCCAAATAACATCAGATATAACCGATATGGCGGACGTGGTATCAAAATCTGTGATGAATGGCTTCAAAATGTCAATTCATTTCGTGAATGGGCTATCAAAAATGGTTACAAACCGGGACTATCAATCGACAGAATAAACAATGATGGTGATTATTCCTCAGATAATTGCCGTTGGGTTGAACCAAGAGAACAACTAAGCAACTATTCTGCGAATGTCTTCATAGAATTTAATGGCAAACGGCAGACTCTTTCCCAATGGTCAAGGGAACTCAATATTCCCATGTCAACATTGCATAATAGGATTAGGGTTCACGGATGGACAGTTGAAAGAGCATTAACCGAGCCCGTTAGAAGACGCAGACTTTGACTGTCGCGCTTGTTTCATTTGATTGATTGTTGATTGCATTGCATCAATAGTCTGTTCAAATCCTGATTTCATTTCTTGAAACTCTGTTTTTGTAACATAATCAATATTTTCTTTGGCTTTTGGTATTAAATTCGGTTCTCTGATGGTATAATCAAGTATTTTCATACTTGGCATACCACTACTGTCTGCTGTTTTTATGTAAATTACGTTTTCCTCACTGTCCCACAGTTGTACTGTCGTATTTGGAGCTACTAAATAAGACTTTGCTCCCGCTTCTCCCTGAACCCAGATCAGATTGCTATTCATCGGCTGAGTCTGTGGCTGTGGCTGTGCAGGCTGAACGGACGGAACTGTCTGCGTCTGGTTCTGATAGTTGTACTGCGGTGGCTGATAATACATCGGTTGATACCCCGTAGGGAAATAATTGTTATACGGCATTATCTTTCTCCCTCCTCAGGCTTAAACCAGTAATATTGCGGGATTTCCAAACTTGAGTCCCAACTATCGAATATCACCCCGTCTACGACACAGGATGTATGATTCCCAAATCCGAGAACATATGTCCCTTTTGGATGGTCTTTGCAAAAATCTTCCGCTGTATAACAATCTGGGCATTCGTTCTCAATCGCTTTTCGCTGAAATCCATTCTGTCTAAGGACTGCTCCCCATACGCTATTGCTTGACGGCATATCCCCCATTGCAAACCCATTGACTGCAATCATTGCATAAGCCGTCTGCCAAGATACTCCTAAAGCTTTGGAGACTGCACGAATTGCACAGTCTCCAACACTTCTTCCAACAGGATTATTTTGAAACTTCTCCCACATCGTCAGTCACTTCTTTTTCTTTTGTGAAATCATCAAGATTCCAGTCTGCACGACCGACAATCAACGGAGACTCATTTGCCGCACTTGCTGCATCTGCCATACCCTCACCAATGATGTATGCGATCACAGCCGCTCCAGCCATCACAACGCCGGAAATTGTTTCAACCGTTTGTGCATCCACTTTGAAAGCAAGCAAAATGCCAGACACAAAACCAACAATCGCCATCCAGAATTTGCGACTTGTGAGTTTAGCTTTCCAGTCCACCAATGGAATCATCCCTTCCCCTTTATATCGCGGATATCGTGTTCAACTTCATTCATGCGCCCTTCAAGCTGGAACGTTCTCTCTACGATCTGGTTGTGTTTGTTTACTTTATCTTCAAGCTGTTTGAGTCTGTACTCAATCAAACGCTGACTCGTAATAATACCAAGCACACTACCGATTGCAGTCCCAGCTAGTGACAGCAACGCCACAATAATTGTTTCGCTCATTCTCAGACCTCCCCTATGATGTATTGCGCTTGTGGGTACTGAGAAATGAGCATATCTGCTTGATCTTTACTCAACCCGCTAATTTGCACTGTATATAATTCTTGTCCACCACTGGACATTTGCTCAATAACCGCCCATGTTTTAGGGCCAACAATCCCGTCAGGAGCAAGCTTATTCGCCTGTTGAAATGCCTTTACTGCGTTAAATGTTTTCGTGCCATAAACGCCATCAACAGCACCGCAATCATAGCCGAATTGCGTTAGGTTTTTCTGCACCCAGCGCACAGGCTCACCCTTTGACCCCTTGCGCAGAATGCCTCTATACGTTGGTTCGCTGCCTCGAATTTCGTCAATTTCTTCTTGAGTGTACAGTCCTGCCGGGATTGCGTAATGCGTCCACTTCTGCGCCAGCGGTTTCCTTTGGACGCCGACAGAACATTCTATGGTCTCCCCATTCCCTAGGTATAATCCTGTATGCTCTTTTTTTGACCCTTTGGCAACAAACACGCAGCACACGCATTCTGGCATTGCTGCAATGTCCCCGCGCTCAATCCAGTTAGACGCTGTATTGTATTGTGTCGTGCATCCATCTCCATACAAATCTATGTCCACTTGCTTGAGGCACCAATCAGTGAAACCTCTGCAATCAAACATGCGGTCGCCCTGCCATTGGCAACCATCACAATTCGACCTTGAGCCATTCAATACTTGGCACTTGCTTTTAATCGTCGGATGGTCTGCCCGTTGCCGCCGTCCCCTATTTGATGGTGTGCAAAACTCACCCCATGCGCCAAAAACGTAAGGTGAGCCAATCTGACTTTCTGCCGCTTCGATAACTCGATTCGGGAGATCGTTCATATTGACTCACCTCGGTTCTACTTTATTTCGCCTTGATTATAACATCATCATTTTATACTGTCAAGATTCTTTTGTCGATTGTATTTTAAAGTGTTATTTAAACCGCCATATTAGTTAATGCCCCACTTTGAAAGCATATCGTCAAAATAAATTGTGTTTGGTTGGTAAAGATCGAGCGTAATCCCATCAATTCCCATCGCTATAACGTTACTAATAGCCGCGAGTCTTTTTGCTTTTGTATCTAATCCCTCTGTACCATAATCAGCAATCCAGCATTGTACGCCAAGTCCGGCTTCTCTCCAAGCGTTTACTGCTTCTTCTGTAACTAAACTATATTTGGGATTTACAAAGGTTTCAAACTTATCATCTGTCGCAGCGTCAATCATGGCTTGTGTTATAGTTGTGTTTCCAACCATCAGCCCAAGCCTCGCATGATTGTATACATTTCTCACAAGTGCTATTTCATTGGCACTAATCAACCATACGGCCTTATCTTGCATACCGTATTTTTTTATTATCGCATACAAATCCTGCATAATTTGGCTTGTTAGCGTAATTTTGCCCGTATCAATATATAAATCCATGCCGAATCTACGAGCCAATTCAACAAACTGTTCAAATGTAAGGATTTCACAAGCCGTGCCGTTATATGATCCCATATTTGCATTTTCACGCAAATAGTCAAGCGTCTGTTCGGCAATCTTAATGCTATCATCTGACGGCATACCAGCATTATGATGAATTACATATTTCCCATCAGATGTAATTCTGACATCCCCTTCAATACCCTGATAACCATACAGGTATGCCAAAATATATGCAGGCTCTGTACTCTCTGGAGCGAATCCGCTGCCTTTTAATCCCCTATGCGCTATCTGCCGCACATAGTTAGGCGCTCGTAGATCATACATTTTTGTCGTTGCTATTTTATTTGTATAATCGTTTGTGAGCTTTCTACTCATAGCATAAGCAACATCGCCAATGTACGCGCTATTCAATACATCGTTGTCAATTATCGAGAATGTATCACTGAATGTAACGTTTGGCAAAGTTATATCCCCAGTTTGCCATGTCATTTTTATAAGACAATCATTAACTACTGTATAGGTGCTTTTCCATCCAGCAGTGTTGGCAATACATTCTAGTGTATATCTATCATATTCCCATACATTGAAATTTGGCCCGGTTTTGCGTATTACTGTCCCGCTTTTGATAAACAAAAACTTTTTTGTTCTCACCCTGTCCGTTTTATCAACGAGTTCGCCTGTAATATCTTGGATTCCGCCAACCTCTAAGTCCGCCGAAGTTAATGCTGGATTTAAAACACCATCTCCAATAGTATTTTGTAACGCAGCAACTGAGTTTTCCGCTACTGTCAACCTGTTTTCAATGTCACCGTTTTTAGATGCAACAACGGAAAACCCATTTATAACAGACACAGCGCTGTTAATACTGAAACCAACATATTTTGTATTATCAGGAATTGCAATTGTGTTTTCTCCAATTGCCTGTTTGAAGTGACCTATACAATTATCATTTTCATCAAACCAAACGCTTTGAACCGAATCGCCACCGACTGACGAAAGGCCAGAATATGTGATGGTATCATATTCGCCAATATCAATTTTAACTCGCGCCCAGCTTGAAGATTGGCCAAATGATCCATCTGCCTTGTAATATTCGCCATTGATTATACTTGTCTTATCATAAATATTTCCAGTTTTTTCGCCAATAGTTTCACTGAAGGCGCTCTTTAAATTATCAACATCTATTGCACTTGCCGCTCCAACATTCCCACGAGCTGTGGTTTTCTCTGTATCCGTCAATGTCTGAGTCTCAGAATAAAGCACCGCCCCTGTTGACGCTCCAATATTCGCCCTCGCTTGTGCCTGTTGACTGGCCGTCAATGCTTGTACTGCATCATACCGAACAAACTTGCTTTCCCCTGCTGTGCTTGCGCTCTCAGCCGCTGCATTAGCCGCACTCGCTGCATTTGTTGCCGCTGTTGTCGCTGTCTGACAAGCCTCAATCTGTGCCAGCAGCTCATCAATACTCGGCACAACATCTCCACTATCAATCAAGTCGCCGTTTTGCGACCTCTGCACCGTGCCAACGCAAGCATAAATACATACAGTGCTATTATCCGCCGTATTAAAGATTGCTAACTGGAAACGCCCAGGCACGTTATAACAATCCTGATGCAACGTCACAACGGCCTTGCCATCTTCAATACTTGCGTAACCTTCAGACAGGAGAATTGTTGTGTTGTTCGCTCTCATGAACCGCGCCGAAACACTGCCAGTAAGCGTTTTCAATTCGCCACCCTGCATACAGGAAATGACAAACTTATGAGCACCGTTTTCGTTTGTAAACGTCACGCCATGCAGAGAATCCACTGTCAGTGGCGCATCGAGGAAACTTGTTTTGTTAATGACAATATTGGACATTATTCCTTCCCCCTCTTAAGCGTGATGATAAAAGAATTATCTAACTCCCGCCGAACATCAATCAATTCGGTGAATCCCGTGTACTCTGTGGGGGTCTGCTCATAATCGTAATTGCCCGTGATAATTTCCGTCAAAGTCACGTCCGTGAATCTGTCCACAATATCAAAGAACGTCACCTCACCGGGCGGGAATCCGATCTGCAAAAGATCGTTGTATACACCAACAAAATTGATTCTAAATTCCTGTCCGTCTGTTAGCTGAATCATACGCATGGTTTCAACCGACCTCCTCAGGCTTTCCCATAGAAATTTGAACAAAGTTAATTTCCTTTAATCTTGCGATGGAAATCAATTCCGAATATCCATTGTATTTCGTTTCTTTCCCATCATCATCAATATATAACAAATATTGCGCCCCGTCAAATTCATCGGCAATAGCAGACAATCTCCTGTCATCTCTCAAAATAATAACACATGTGCCATCAAACGACTTTGCTACCGTCAGCACATCATATTCCGTGCCAGAATCAAGCCTCAATTTTGCCATTGTCGGAATCCTCCTCTTTCCTCAATCCTTCCTTTAATGCATTCAGTTTCGCGATACTGTCAAAAATAATTTTCATGTTTGATACGCCGCGAACCTCAAGACGATCAAGGTCAACAATAATACTATCAATAAGGCCATAACGGTTATACAATCCATTCCCAGAATTGACGTCCATTTTCTTTGCCTCCAATCAAGTATGCCCCAAATAATATATTGTTTCTGTCTCCAACCCAGTTATAACATTCGCGGTTAGTATACTTGTTATTGACGTGCCATTAGTGGACAACGCAAATGCTTTTGTCCCTGTACGACTGGACGCGCCAGTAACAACCGTTTTTGATTTCCATGTCGCCGTATTATTATTATTCGCTATTTGATATCCATTTGAAATTACATTATTTGCCACGGTTAAAACAGAGCTCAAGGTAGTACAATTCAATGTGTTAGAAAGAGCATATGAAAGATAAACGCTCTGACCAGTTAAATATATTCGTTCTGCATTTATTTTTGCAACGCCTGTTCCATCATTATTTATGGCAAGCGCGATACTGGCTCCATTTATAACACCGCCTGTATCCGTCTTTGTTACGACAAGACTAATGTTATTTGCCATCTGAGTAATCGAACTGTACCCACTGTTTGCAATATCATTCACAACAGACTGAATAGAACTTGAAGTAACTACTAATTGTGCATAAGCTGTTGGCTTATCATTTCCGAATTTATCCCACTCATTGTCAGAGGCAAGCATTCTGAAATGTGTATCAGATTGTTCAAACTTTGTTGTAAATCTCTTTTTCTGCTCTTGTAAACCGCCCTTGCCGCTTCCACCTCTGCCGCCGCCACCACCGCCGCCACCAGTCAAAGCCGCGATTGTGATACTAAGGTCTGGCGCTGCATTGGCAAGCGTAAACTTTACTGCTTCAGGATTATTATATGGGTCAGAATAACTCTTGTCAATAATGACTTCATCCACAATCACATCCAGCCAAGGAACCGCTATTCTGCATACTGCACCAAGCGAAAATTTATCAAAATCAACGCCCGTAACCTGTGATAACTCAAGTCCCGAAATACTCACACTCACAGCTGGATGGTCGTGCGCATTAAGATATGCACTTACAATTGCTTCTTTTTGCTCAAGGGACAGTGCATCATTCAATGTCATTGTTTGAACATATACTCCATATTGAGTGATTTTATCACTGTCCATCATGCCGTTGGTGATTCCATCAGCAAGCACCCTTGTACATATTCCATCAGTACTGTATGAAACCTCACAAGACTGTAGATTCCTGCTCAATCTTCCTTCACATGTCGGCACTGTCGGTCGCGCCTTAATATCAACATGCCAATCGTTCACACCGTTTTGAACAAAATAAATCTGATAATCGGGAATTGACTGCATCATGGTTAATAATGCAGTCATAACAGATAATTCGCCCAAATCAACATGCACTGTAGCCGTTGCCTCAACCGTGCCGACTGTCCATTTGTACCCCCAGCCAAGAATATAAGTCAACAGATTCATGATTGTGTCCGTTTTCGAAAGTGTATTGAGCTTTGCATTGTTTTCATATTTGCCGGTGGCGTAGATGTAATGCCCGGAATTTGGAATAATTGTATCATCCAACAAACATGCGCCGTGTTCGAGATATACGTCTTGATTGCCCGTTTCCATGTCCGTTGATACACTCGAAACCCGATAATAACCCGTACTGCCATCAGGCGCAGGAACCTCCACCCAGTCAAGATTCGTCACCCATTCTTCAGGAGGCAGTGTCATACTGACTGTCGACAATGGTTGCAATGTTTGACGAATCCTGCAATCAATTGGATGCAGCCGCCTTGTGTATTCCGTGCCAACTCGCACCCTCGGAAGAATAGAACTCATAAATACACCCCCCGAACCGTCAACGTACACAGCGCCGCGCCATCTGCCGCAAATGTCACTGTATTGTTGCCAGGTTTCGCTATCAAATCATCATCGCTTGTGGGTAATCGTTTATTCAAGATTGAAACCGTCCATAATTTAATGTCCATGATGTGGTGATCTTCCGAATATCCAATTGTCACAATGTCATTTTCAGCCATGCCTGGACTGCCGATAATAATCTGAGTATCGCCACACTGAATGTTTAGGTAACTTGTGATTGATTCTTGCGCGAGTATGCTTGCCTCTACACATGCATTGCGAACACCCGGCAAATACAGCGTACCAAGTGCATTGTTCGCGAGTGTGATTTCCTGCACTGCTTCATCTTGCCAATATGGATAGTCAAATGATGTAAATTCCACCGACAACTCATCCAGCCAACGCATAACGCTAGTTGACGCTGGAAGGCCCGTAGCCTTGACGTAAATCTTTTGTCCTACTCTATCCGACGTTTTCAACCAACCGCCATTAGAAGCCCAAAGAATCACATTCTGGATGATTTCTTGCCGCCGCTGTGTGCTGTACTCTCGCACAACAAAAGTGATTGAGATTTTGCGCTCTTTGATGTATTCCGATTCGCCAGAATACAATCCATCACGCCCCGCGAGTCTGCTTGTTTTCCGCTCAATCGTTGGAACCGGGTAAGATATATCACTGACATAGATTCGCGGGTCAACCTCTGCCAGTGATACATCATTGAGCCATACTGCATACCTACTTATCATAGCGATGCACTCCTAAACCCGATCTGTTGACGGTAAATGTTCCTGCTTACTTGATCAGTTACGGCATTGCCAACAGCGCGACCGTCCATGTTGATTTGGATTCCAGATACCGCAGCCGCAACTGCTGACGCAACCGCGCTATACAATGCCTGTTGATTGATACCGCTGTTATTCTGCCGCCATTCGCGTCCCTGTGCCTGATTGAGAATTGTTTCTCCACGATGCAATTCAGCGATATAACCATCAAACGGGACATAATTTAAACCACTAGCGTGACTTCCATCAAGTGAACCATTGTCAAATTGACTATATACAACATTCACGTTTTTAGTTGTTGAGTCTGGAATCGCATCCAAACTGTTTTTTAACCCAGTCAATTCGTCAATCATCGTTTGTACGGCAGTGGCATAATCAGCATAATCTTTTTCAGCAGCCGTAATTGATTCGCGCATTGAGTCTAAAGCGCTTTCGGCTTGCTCTACTGACGTTTCTGCGCTGTCCGCTGTGTCTGTCAAAGCGGATAATCCCTCTGTGTCTTTAGAGTCAACACCACTCGCTTTAACCAATGCAGCGAGAGCATTGTTTACATCTGCTAATGTTTGTACAGAATCTTTTGTTACGAAATCCCCTAATTCAGTGTCAAATGTTTCATATGTTATTCCATATTTCTTTAGCAATTCGTTTGCTTTGGTTATTGCCGCAGATGTTGCGGCTTCCGACTGCGCACGTTTTAAATTTAAATCAATTTGTGCATTTATCGCGTCTTTCTCTGCAAGTGTTAATGCGCTTAATTTTTCAGACAGCGCATTTTGTAAAGCCATGCTTTTTGCTCTTGCTGTCAATGCTTCAATATCTTTATAAATTTCCTCTTTACTTTTCGTAAATGATCCAGTTGTCAAATCAATAGAACTTGCCAATTCCGGGCATTTTTCTATTAACTTTTGTGCCGTTCCAACCCAAGCCGCAAAAGCATCATCAGAATTACTTGCCGCCTCCTGCATTTCAAAAAGCACATCAACAAGACTTTTGGTTTCCGCTTCGTTTGTTGATGTGTTTTCAAACATCGAATCAAGTTCTTGGTCAATGCCAGCAAATGTGGTTTGTAAATTTTTCTCAGTAGTTCGCCCGTTGAAAAATGATATAATGCTTGTCAGCATTTTTGCCGAATCTGTCAATATTGGAAACAATCCTGCTGTAAGATTCTGCTTTAATGCTTCAACTGCACTATTCATATTCGCTATTGCATCACCATAGGCAACGCCAGATTCTATATCTTCTGCCGACATTACAAGCCCTAAATCATAGGCTTCTTGCTTTAACTCTCTAATGCCATTTCTGCCACTATCAAGCAGCGCATTTAACTGAGTGCCACCACGCCCAAATAAAGCCGTTACAAGCGTGTCTCTACGTGTTCCAGATTCAATATCTGATAACGCCGTTACAACAGTGTCAAATAGCGATTCAACAGAGCTGGCTTGTGCCGGATCAATTCCTAAATCAGCAAGAGCTTTTTTTACATCGCCTGTATCTTCGGCCCATGCTTTTTGATTCGTCTTTGCAAGATCAATTGCATTTGTTAAATTCTGCCACCCTCTAGTGACATCACTTAAATTCGCACCGCTTTGAGACAAAACATGTTGCCAAACTTGATAAGCGTCTGTTGAAATCGACATGCGTCTAGCTGCTTTGTCCACTTGATCTGCATATGCCGCAGTGTTAGAAATAGCAGCTTGCAACGCACTACCAATTTTATTTATAGTCGCAACAATGCCAGCACCAAGAAGCGCGTCTTTTATTCCCTGTATCGCTCCAGTAAAAACCTGCTCAAACACAGATGTATTTTCGTTTACAGTATTTATACTTTCATCAAATTCCGCATGTTCCAAGGTGGCGCTGCCAGAAACACTTACATTCGCGGTTCGTGCCTGTGTCTCTGCCGTTGTTAAACTTGCATCGTAATCGCTTTTATCAAGTACCAATTTCGCCACCAAGCTAAGAACGTCCATACTCTCACCCCCTTAGTTTTTTTATTAGTTTGTTGATAATTGTTTCTGCACTGTCCTCTCGCTTCTTTGATCTATATAAATTGTTTACAAATTCATTTGGAGAAATCACATTTTCATATCTTGTTTTTACTAACAAATAAATCAATTCATTTCTATAATTATCTATTTTTTCTTGTTTGAACCGCGCTTGCAAGACACCACTTAACGCACTAATGGACAAAGGAACTTTACTTTCAACCAACGCCATTATTACTCTGTCTTTTCCGAAAGCGCGGACTTGATAAAAAAAGGCTCAAGCTTTTCCTTATACACTTTCACAAATTCAGAAAACATTTCCGCACCATTCATTTCCATTGTTTCTTTAATGGTTTTACCAGCTACAATGGAAAAAATTTTCACTATATCATGCTTGTGTTTCTCACCAAACAATAATGATCCTAACTCCGCATATGTTTTTACTAAAAACCGTAGCCCATCCCTCTGCTGTAATTTCCATGCTTTTTTTGTGCAATCTCTAAAACGATCCCAAAATTCATCATCATCTGCCAAATTGCCAACAGGTTCAGCCAATTCCACCAACGCCGCCATAAGTTCATATGTCTGCATTTCGTTGAGCTTTTTTGCCATATTTCACCCTCCCTATGTAAAAAACGGGGAAGACAGTTTTCGCCGCCCTCCCATCTGTCAGAATTAAGTATATAAATGTCTGCCGATTTTGTCAATTTTCATCCGTTGTCAATATCTACACTATAGACTGTACGTTGATAACCATCCTTGCTAACGACAAATGTTATATGGCAATTCGCGACCAAGGACTCAAAATAGAATGGTTGGCCATAATCCCAAATGACCATCGGACGAATACCACCACTTTGATCATCTGGGTCCCAATATCCTTTAATATTAGACCCCTCAACACTCGGCGTTGCAATAAACATTTGTTCTGCATCATCCACGCCCTTAGTCCACGTTGTGTGATATTCATACACATCAGGTGAAAATTCTGGCTCAAGTGTCAATGTCCCCATCGTGAGCCCCGATAGAGACGCCATTAAGGGGTCGTAGGCTTATCAAGGAAAACGACCTCAAAAGGCGCATAGTCATAATCTTCCACAACATCCTGATAAGCATGGAACTCAAACGGAATTGTGCCCTCGCCCTTGTCGGTAAATGTGAAGGTCAGGCCGTTGTTGTTCAATGCGTTTTTCAGCGAAATCAGCACAAGACCGCCGTCCGACATATCACCGACCCATACAAGGGAATCAATATAGTCGGTATCCCGAATTGCCGTGTGCATCGTTACGACTGTTTTCTTGCCCGTTGTCTCGCTTTCGCCCGTTGCAAGCACTTTGGCAAAAATCTCAGGACGAATCTCCACAAGCGTACCAGAAAGCTGTGCGTCAACACTGTCAACAAACGCGCCGCCCTTGAACCTATAGCGCTTGCCATCAACGTCAGGCTCTCGAATTTCGGACGTTACCGAGAACGAACCACCGCCACGAGTCGCGCCGAGAAGCTTTGTACTGTCCTGCAATGCAGTTGAGAGCGCAGTTCTGAGCGCCGTTGCGTCTGCATATTCGGTATAGTCAAAACCAATCAGAAATGCACCCGCATTAAGCTGTAAATTCTGGAATGTCTCTGTTCTGCAAGGCGTAACCATTCCCGCTACTGGCATAATCTCACCCCTTATTAGTTATGATAACAATTGATCTGCATGTTGATGTATGCGTATCTAAGTTCTGGATTTGCATCAACCATTAACTGGACAAACGGCGAAACGGGACGCAAGACCACATACCCGCCATCACAATTGATTCTCACGCCGTTTCCAAGTGCTGATTTTATCTCATCCACTTTTGATAGTAAAGCAGCATTTCCCGTGTCCCTGTACCATATCTGCGCATAATGCGAAGCTGGTTCGAGTGGCTCTGTTTCCGTCAAACTGTACGTGATGTAAGGCAATTGCGCCTCATCCGGTATTGTGCTGGTCGTATACGCTGGCAAATCAAACCCCGACCAAAATTCATACAACGCTTGAGCAGTGTTTATCATGTTAAGTCCCACCTCTCCGCCGTCACCTGTCCGATTTGGAAAGTTGCGACTGAAGGTGTTTCGCTATCGCGAATGTTGCTTGTTACTCTGAATGTAAGCCCATCGCTCAACCGTTTGAATACATCATGGTATTGCAACACAATTCCCTTGTCAACCGTCACTGTATACAGTTCAGTAACTCCCTGCTTTTCAGCGACTCGCGCCTCAAGCGAATTATTCTTAACCACAGCCGCATGAAACGGCGCGCCGTCAATCCATTCAACCGTAAAGCCTCCAAGTCCATCTGGAACCGTGCGTTTGTCCATCATTGCGCATTCTTCCATCATTACATCAATCAAGGACATTCAGACACCCCCATAGCCTTACGAGATTTTACGGTAAGCGTTCAAACGCGACCTAAACATGTCTTGCCAACCTAACGAACCACCCGCATTAGCGCCGCTGCCAGACGCCTTAGAATACGAATACCCGCCAAAGGACTCTGATTGATATGGACTCTCAAGCACCGCCCTGTTTTTCTCCTGCCATGTTTTAATGTCTTTCACAATCGCAAGGAATCCAACAGGCACAGCCATTGCCGTAATCGTTCCCGTGAACGTTTCCGCATTCAGCGCAACACCAGTTGTTCCGTCATCATCAAATACCGCGCCACCCGAATAGTATGTATAGATACCATCATTCAACGCCGAACCACGAATGCGGAACCTCTGTCCGGGTTTTACAAGTGAGTCAAGGTCGATCGTGCCACTACTGACCGTGAACGTTCCTTCAAACACTTCATAGTCGAAATAGTTATGCACGAAATCACAAACCTCAGTCAGCATCCTTCGTCACCCGCTTTCGGGGACGGCTGACAAAATCAAACCGCCCCCGCATTTCATCCAACGCCTTAAGCGATGTAAGTGTACTTAATCTTAACCGTGCCAGTTGGCGCTGCCGCAAGCCGCACACCGTCACGCTCAATGGTGTATGCGGTGATAGGCGTGGAGCCGTCAAGCAGTTCCTGCACACTCACAATACGAGGATGTGCGGTCTTGAACAACAGCGCGTCACCAGCAGAGCCAGTAATCGTCTCGGCGGTAGTAACAGCTGTGGAAGTACCAAAGTACACAACCGCAATGCCATCAAGGAACTCGGCCCACATCGCCATACCCATTAGAGCAAAGCTTTCGCCAACCGCAGTCCCGTAATTGCCCTGAGCATGGAAGCCGATCAGATTGGTTTCACCCTGCACCGTGTAATTGAGGCCCAGTTTTGCAAACTCGCTGTCACCAGGGTCAACATAATACAGATCAATATTCTCAACAGGAGTGGCAATCACAATGCCACGATCAATCTGCGTGGCAGGAAGCAGGAACAGGGTCTGATAACCGAGGAAATCCTTAATGTAAGTCAGGCCAAACTGTGTCTGAATACTCACAGCCGCCTGTCCAAGATAATCATATGCGTCAAGGATATTAGCAAAACCGACAACACCTGTAACATCCTTCTGCATACCAGCAAACTTGTTCAGGACTTCTCCCTGCGCTTTGGCAAGAGCCGCCTGCCAAGTATTCGCGCCCCTAATTAAGGAACCAGTGTTTAGGAAAGTATAAAACCGTCCCATAACAACGTTCTGGAGCTTAGTCAGGAAAGCGTCATCCGACTTTTCAACCGCAATCGCTGCGCCATAGGTATTTACATCCTCAATCGGAACAGCCTTTGCGTATTTTTCAATTGTCAGATCTTCCTTTGCAGTCTGAACAATAGTAGCCTTGCTGTAAGGAATAACCTCACCGGGGCCAACATTCCCGCTTTCCAGCGCAACATCCGCAGTGTAAGAAACCAGCGTAGAACCTGGAGCCTTGCGAATAGGACGCATAATTCCGAGGATATTCCGCAGAGCTTCCCAATTGTCAGCAAAGCGAGTAACAAAATCAATTTCCCGCGCAGTCACGTTGGTATAAACGTTCGGCAGACTGTCTCGCGGATTGGTAAGAGTTTCGACATTAGTCGCTGCCATTTTCTTTCACTCCTTTATGATCTAAGCAATTCCGGGTGTTCGGTCAGCGCCTTTTGACGTTCAGCCGTGGACATCTTATACCGCCCATGCTCATCCTTGGCGTAAATGTCCGCTCTGGTCATTGTCGCGCTACCATGATTTTCTGGCGGAGTTTCAACCGGAGTCCCTTTTGTGCCTGTGGTCTGAATGAACGCGCTCCACTCATTTTTGATAGATTGCATCATGCTTTCAGCATCAGTAAATTTGCCATTTTCGTCCAACTGTTTGTCAGACAGGTCAGTGATTTTCAAAATGGCATCAATCCGTTTACTGTCAACATTCGCATCTTTCAAAAGTTGAGTATATGCCGCCTTGACCTTTTCCGACTTTTCACGGTTCGCCGTTTCCGTTTTGAAATCATCAAAAGTCTTTTTTAATACGTCATATTTGGATTTCCAATCATCGCCGTTGTTCGCTTTCAAATCGTCCAATTGCTTCTGGACGCTAACTAGCTTTTCGGCATCTGCTTTGTAATTGTCCCGCGCTTCTTTCAGCCCGTTTACAGTATTAGCATGTTCTTCAATGATTGCGCTGACCTGTTCGTCGGTCAGGCCCATGCCCTTGAGGAAACTTCTGGTGACACTCATTTATTGCACCTTCCTTTTCTTTGCGCTGTGTTCTTTCAGCGAGTGCGTTTGGTAATTTCTTCTACCATGATTCAAACATAAGCGTTTTTGTAAAATTTGTCAAGACTCACAGCGAAAATTCGTTCGCGAATCATACAAGCGTTACCATGTTGCATTGCTGCCTCAAAAACAGTAACACTCTCAAAACCCGCAAACCCTTATAAATCAATAGGTGTAGAGTTAGTGTTACAATGTTACAGTGTTACACTATATTTTCTCTATATGCGTACACATAAAACCATAAATTGTTTTTCTCTATATATGCTTGCTACTTTTGTTTGTAACGCAGTAACATTGTAACACTTCCTATTATTGATTCTTAGTTTTCGGAATTGTAACGCCCTGTAATTTTGGCCATTTCTGATAGAACCACGTAACGCGCAAAAACGCCCTTAAATGGGCGCTTATTCTGTTGATTTTAACTCATCTTCAAGTATTTTTCGATATTCGTCCAGATGAATTTCAATTGCTGGCCGCAAAAACGGTCTTGCTGGCATACCACTAGTTGTGTGCCAATTTCCTTTTTCGTCCTGATAATGCCAAGGAATTTTTTTTGCTTTGCTTGTTCCCGGCTCCGCATATTTGCCCGTGCCTAATTCAACATATGGCGCATACTCGACATCAGTTCCAACTACAACAGTTGTTCCGTTTTCGTCCTGCTCTGTTTGATGGGTTATACCATTTTTCAAATTTGATGTACGTATATACCAACCTTGAGGAGTCTCATATACAGCAATTGTCACATATTGTTTCGCGTGTGTTTCTGCACTTTGCCCGATCAATTCAGCGGCCTTTGCTAATTTGTTCGCTGTCGCTTTAATCACTGCATCTACATTTGACTCATACGCGACTACTGGTTTTTGGTCTGCCATGTTATCACCGCCTTTGTGCAAGCCATTGTTTGTAAGATTCTCTATGTGCGTCAAGACTATAATCAACGTTCGATCCTTTGTGTATATATAACAATGAGCATCGGCAATTATAGACCAAATCTGCATCAGCGAACGGGTCTCCCGGATAACGAATTGTCCGACCATCATTTGGTACTGTAAAATCTTCATCATAATCAACAGTCATTCCATTTAAGTCATTATGAGTATCTCTGACTCTATTGTCATGTACGGTTGACCATTGTTTCATGCTCTTAATTCCGAACTCTTTGTCAGCTTCTCTCATCCGTTCAACCCGCCCTGCATTCTGGGCGCCAGTCATCACAGTCCGCGCAAACATATACATTTTATCGGCATTCCCGGACGATAAATCTTCTGTCAGCCTATCGCGAATTTTGCCAATTGATTCACCTTGAATGATCCCTTGTGCGAGTGCGTTTTGTACTCGCTTTTCATTCCAAATGTAATCTTTCTTTTCATTGATTTTCCATTCTGGAAGCATTTTCGGATTATCTTTCAACAATCGCTCAACCGTTTTTTTGTCGTATATGTTGAAAGCGATCCCTGCACGGAAATTAGATGCAATATCATAAGCCGTATAATTTGCAGCCTCAACAAATACATTTTTTAACGTTCCGCCTAACAGTTCACGTGCTTTTGTGTCCGCTCCTACATATACAGCAATCATGTCCCGCATTCGTTGTTTCCACTGCCGCCCTTGGAACACCTGACCGCGCAACCAATCTGCATAGTCATCCTTTGTGATTTCCCCAGCCTCCACCCGCTCAAGCATCTTTTTTGCCCGTGCTTTGTGCCGATTCAGGAAATTATCAATCTTGTGTTTGATATCTATTGCCGCTTGCTTGTAAATTTCCTTGATTTTCGCGGCAAAAATGTCTGCTTGCTTGTCCGTGTATTTCTCTGCATAATCAGCCATTCATACCACCACCTTCATAAACCGCTCTAAAATGCGTTTTAAGGCGCATCCAGTTTCAAATGATGATTTATACCATCAACGCACTAGACACGCCTTAAAACTCAATTTCAAACGTTTTCGGACATATTTTCTTCTTCTTCTTCATCCTCGCCAATGTCAATTGAGAATCTTCCAGCGTTTTCCATGCCTTTTCGCGCCAGAATCCCGCTCACTTCATCGACCGAAATGTTAGGCAACTTTTGTAGGATTGTCTCATCATCTAAGTATTGCGCTTCCAACATAACCATTTGGGTTTGCTCCATCTGATTGCTGATTCGGTTGCGTTTAAAAACTGGAGTGTCCTCAATCCCCATCAATGCGAGAATCTGTTGGACAAATTTGATAACTTGATATTCAAAGTCATCAGCATTTTCATCCAACGGCTGATAAGCCGCATCAATATGGTCATTAGTCGCACCAGCCGCAATTGTATGCACATCCAAACCGCCGAAATCCTCATAAATACCCGCCCTTATGCTATCAAGGTATGTTTGCCTCGCCTGGAACGGAATCTCTTGTGTGTAAGGCGTAACGGCGCTGTTGTCCGTGTCCGCCACTGCGATATGCTGTATTTTGAGTCGATCCCGGAACCGTGCAAGCTCTGCGTCAGTCATACCGCTACAATTGCTGAGAATCCAATAAATCTGAGCGCAATCCGTCAGGTCATTGGCAAACCCTGACCGAATCAGATCGTAGCTATCAATAGCCCGCTGCATTCCGACCAATGTTGATTGATGTAACTTACTGCCCCACATCGGCACGATTGGAAGCGCTCCATAGTTCTCCCCGCTGACTACTTCCAAACCATCAGCATCAGTGTATGTATAATTCTGTTTGTATGCTGTTTTCGGCTGCACAATTGCGAAATTCATTTTCCCACTGTGCCGACCACCACGGAATTTCGTGTATCCATCTTGCTCATACAGGATTGCGGTCATCGGCTTGTCTTTATCCAACTGCCAGAACCGAATACCCGCCATGAGTGCGCCTGTTTCCTCATCCCACAATGGCACAAACTCAGTCAAAGGGAACACATACAGCTTGTCAAAATTCCAAAACCCGAACGACACCCCGTGTATCAATGCTTTGTACGCTAAGTCCTTGAGCGCTGTATCAAAGTCGTTTCCAATCGCCTCTTTTGTGAGGTCAAACGTTTGTTCAACTCCCTCAATTACGCGCTTTTCTTTGTGGTTGCTGAAAGATACGCCATTTCCCAAACTGTACATGCAGCGCTGTGTGTTCAACCTGTGAAAAAAATTGCAAGCAATCCTATTGTTCGCCGCTGTGAAATCCTGCACTTCTGCGCCTGTTGCCGTGAATATTGTGCGGACGTAGTTATAAATTGTTTCGTTCTTTTGTCGGTCGTAATTGTCCGCGCTCACAGCAATCTTGTATTCTTCGGAACTTGTGTGCTGATTGATTGCGGTTCCAATAAACGCAAGCACGTTTGGTTCTTCAAGATAATCCTGAAATGTAATCACTGTGCATCACCTTCCTTTGTGCCAATCATCCAGCCTTCAGGCAATCCGAAGGCCCACTCCCGGAACTTGTGCCATTCGTCCAACTTGTGACCTTTGCGCTGGCTGCAAATTTGCCTGAGTGCCGCATAGCTCATCATTACCGTTCGTCTCTGATTATAACATGTCGGCAATAATTGTATCAATTGCCACCAATACGTCTTTTTTGTTTCTGCATCCTCTGCGCTATTATATGCGTCTCGATAATCATTCAATGTATCTATGAGCATCTTTAGTTGGTTTCCGCCCCTGATCGTTAAATGATCTGCTGAGAAATCGGCCAATTCGAATGGTTTTTTGGCTATTGTGTGCATCGTGCTACAACTCAATTTCTCAACGCCCATGCGGTAAGTATCAAATTCTTTCCACCAATACAACGGCGCTTCAATCTCCGCCCAGACCATGCACATTCGCAAATGTTTTGCGTGTTCAGGCCCGGCATTACTCAAGCGCTCAGACAATTCCCTGTCTTTTTCGCCAATACTTCCATGATGTGTGTCGCTCTTGCTCCAACTATTGAGCGGGTTTCTCATCGCGTGTATTGCTGGCCCGATTCCCGCGACTTCAAGTGTTCGAATTTTTATCATAGTTCAACCTCCAAACAAAGATTGATAACTGCTCAATGATCTCCTGTCAAACAATCTGCACACACAAGCGGCACTATCGGGCGCGTCATCGTGTTCAGCTTCCTCTGTATAGTCCATAATCTGGTTGATGTATTCTTGGTCTGTACCTTCAAGCCATTCAATGTTCGGCCACCACTTGCGCAAATATTCACTGATTTTCTGATATTTGTTTTCCTTTTCGGTGTACGTTCGAACGGGAATTTTTGGATTTTTTTCTCTGATTTCTTTTGCCAGAAATCCTTTATCAGCGTTATTTTCACAATACACTGGAGCACACTGCAACTGTTGTACATCTGTTAAAATTCGATCCAGTACAACATCAACATGAGTATGCCACATTTTACCGTATAAGTAAAGTTTGTCTCCAATTCTTTTACCACAAGTCAAGGCCGTGTAATCCTCACCGCCATAAGCCGCATCAATATGAGCAATTCCATCCCGGAGCAATTCGGGATTGTTAAAGAATTTCGGAGCAGTTTCAAACAACGCATTCTCTGCGGCAATTATTTGCAGTTCATAATTGCAAGCAAACAGTGACGGTGACATGCTTTCCCTGATTTTCTGCAATTGCTCAGGCGTTATCAGCTTTGTTGTATAGCAATCATAAACGTGTATGTTTTCCATCAGCGTGAACACGTCTTCGGAATGCCAGCGCGTTCCAAGGTTGATAATTCTGCCGCCACGATTGCGAATGTTTTGTAATTCCTGATATTGCAGTTTGGTTTTATCTCGTTCCGCTTTGCTGATTCGGTCAAGCACGTTGCAAATATCGTCCGTAATAACAAGATCTGCGTGTTTGCCAGTGATGGAAGATTTTAAGCCAATGCCCAACAATTGAGATGCACCAGACGCAGACATATACAAGTTTGTTGTGATTGTCGATGCCGTGGATTCTTTCAACTCAATCTGGCGTTTGTACAACACTTTTGAAATGTGTTGAAGCGTTTCTGATTCCAACGCCTTTTTGACCATCCGAATCATTTCAGACACATCATTGTCAGCTTTGCGCAGGAATATGATATTGCTATCCGGCCTGACAATCATAAACAGTGCAATGCAGACAGACAGAACAGAACTTTTGTAGCTCCCGCGATGGGCAAGCAATGTGTAGTCCGTTTTGCCCGTCATGATTTCGTGCATCCACTCATTATGCGGATAGAGCAGAACATCCTTGAACCCGACATCCTGCGCTATCACATACGGATAATTTTTAATAATGTCTACGGTGTATTCAATCTCGTTCATACTCCCACCTGAACCCTGCTGATTGTTTCGATAGGCCACGTATTACATTGTTGATAGAATTGGCACTTTTGAGTCCAACAGATTCTGCGGCTTCTTTTACACTATTGTATTTTTTGACAAAATTGCCATCGAGATCAAACTGCAATATATGTTTCCCATGTTTTTCAGAAATTTTGCGCTTTGTCTCTTCTGACAGTTTTCTTCTCTTGTTGGCAATTCCTATTTTTGCACGATGTTCTGCCGTGAATTTCTTGCCTTTCTTGGTTTCTGACATTTTGCGCTTAGTTTCGTCCGTTGCTCGATGCTCCTTCTGTCCACCATAACTTTTGTTGTAACCATATTTGCGGTCAGTGCTTTTATATTCCTGAATGTATTGAATTTCTTTCTCGTCCAGTTCCGTTTCGTCACATTCGCACAACAGTTCCCATGAAAAAGCAGAAGGGCTTTTATTGTAAGCCCTCTGCATGTGTTCGTTGTCGTGTCTATTACATCTTAATTTGCTGAAATGATTACAAATTCTGTATTCAACGTCCACGGATTGCCCTATATACACTTTACCGTTTTCAGAATTTTTGATGATGTATATACCGACAACTCCACGTTTCATTGTTCTCTTCCTTCCATAAGTTTCTTGACATAGTCTACACTTGCCTTGTATTCCATGTCAATATTGACTTGTTCGACCTTCTCGACAGGCTTCTGCCCCACTGTGTCGCGCAGGACTTCAAACGCCTTTACATTTCCCTTCATAACCTCGTCGAAAAGCCGTTCTGTGACGGCTTGAGTGCCTGTCTTGGTATTTCCCTTCTTGTCGGTAAACGTCTGTTCTAGGAGCATTTCAAGTGCTTTACGAAGGTCGCGTTTCTCTGCGCGGGCGCGGCCTGATGCTATACCGCCCTTCCTTGCAATCTCGCGTTGTTCTTCCGTTGTTCTGCTTTCAAATCCCTTGCCATCAAGATTGTTCTGATTGTTTGCCATCTTCTGTCACCTTTTTCGGATATGGCACACTTAATATCTGTATCCTTTTTCTCATGTCTTTTGTAAGCGGATATAAATATTTGTGTTTGCCTTTAGTTATATGCTCTTTTGCTTCTGAATCAATATTTTCTCTTAGCCACAATAAAGACTGTTTCCATCCTTTACTATATATTGATTTTGGATGCATTTTTTTGCCATTTATAATAAACGCACCAACAGTATTCGCATTTGTCAATCCAGTATATATCCAATTTGTAGCTTGATATAATGTGCCATTGTGCCCTTGGTCTAAATCTGCATAGCTAACGACCAAATCAATCCATGGTGCTTCTTTATGCAATGCCTTTAATGTCAATGCCACAGCAGTAGACGTATTTCCATGCCCCTGTTTCCCATTAAGAGCAACTCTTTCTAATTCAACTACTTGACCTTGATATTTATTATACGGCGATGCTATATGCATATTAGCACCACCGCCATAAATAATTACTCCACACCATTCATCTTCATCATTCCATACATTATACACATACTGACATACTTGTACAGCTTTTGCATAATGAAAATGCAAACAAGCATATTTTGTTCCATCAGGCGTCGCTTTGCTTATTCTCATTCTCAAATCCTCCAACAGAAATGGAGACATTTTCAAATTCATCAATAAACTTTCTTAAAACTTCTTCATGCTTTCGCCAATCTCTTACATTTTCAAAAATAACTTTTACAGCAACTTTTTCTTTTTCTTTGTCTTCAATGTCTCCACCTTCTACATCTTCATTAGATGGATAATCATCAATGCCGAAATCAAAATCGAATCCTTCAAAATCCAACCCATCAACATCTTGTGCCAACATATCAAAATCAAATCCTGTTTCAGAATTTGTCTGATTGTCAGCGATCCGCAATTCCCGGATATCTTCATCGGTCAGCTCGTCGGCGTTCTTATCGATAACGTGATACGGCATTTCACAGCCGAGTTGCAGTGCCGCCAGCCGTCTGCCGTGACCAATAACAAGCACATTGTCCGCAGTGATAACTGTGTCTTGTTGCCAGCCGAACCGCTTGATGCTGTTCACGATGTTTTTAATCTGCTTGTCTGTGTGGACTTTTGCATTTTTCTCGTATGGAATGACTGCATTCGGGTCAATCCAATGTGCGTATTTGCTGTGGTCAAATGCCTTGCTTTTCAATCTGTGTTCCCGCCTTTCTTGCCGTTCAGCATGTCCATGAATATCAGCATAACGATATAATGGCCGATTGAAGTACGGTTGCGCTTTGCTTGACCTTCTAAATATTTCCGCAAATCATCTGGCAACCGAAAGCCAAACACTTTAGACATTGCATCACCTCCGAACACAAATATAGCGCATTGTATGGTGATTGTCAAACATCCAACATACAAAAAACCGCCAGAAGGCGGTTCTTCAATTCTGCAAGTAGAAATTGTTTTCCGTTGTCTCACTCTTTATAAGCCTATTTCCTCTCTCATCCTCCACGCATAGCGACTTGTAAGGTTGTCCACCGATTGAATTATATTTCTTTTCAGCATCAGCAAGATTATTGTATACATAATTCCACGGAACGCCATCCCAACAATCAACCTTTACAATGTATGTTTTAATGTGTCTTTCTAAACTCATTTCAATTTTCCTCTTTCAGCGGTTCTGGGAGCGGCATCCAGTAGGTCACGGTGTAACCGTGCTTGTCGAAGCGTTCATCGTGTTCAAGGTCGTACCACATCTCTTCACCCTTGTACTTTTCGTAATGACCGAATCCGATATATCCCACAAGTTCCTCATGCTCTACCCACACCAGCACCTTGTTCGCCATGCTTTTGGGCAATCCGTCCTTGACGCTGATCCAACCGCCGTTTTGCGGGCATCCTTCTTCTGTGTGTGAATCAAGAAAATCGGCGATGGTCATTTCAACGCTGTTTGTCTCTTCGTGCTCTTCATCATAGAGCAGAGCCGTTATCTTCGCGTCCGCATCAATCAGTCTCACTCGTTTCCGCCCTCCCAACAATCAACCTTGACTATATATGTTTTAACGTGTCTTTCTAAACTCATTTCAATTCTCCTCTGGTGGCTCTGGTAGCGGCATCCAATGGGTAACCACAGGCTCCAACGATGGGGATATCTTCGTATACCATTTGCCATCTCTGAGCCGTCCTTCCGTTGAGCGACCCGACCCGTCCGGGAAGCGGACGTAGACGATAACGTCATCAGACTCCTTTGCCCACATATATTTGCTCATATGTGGGTGTTTCGCAAAAATCGAGTCATGTTCATCGGGCGTTCCGTCCTTGACGCTGATCCAGCCGGCGTTGTCTTGGACTTCATCCATCAGTTCCACATCTTTAAGTGCTACACGGATTAAACGCGAATTATCATCAATCAGCGTATCAAGTACAACAATCAATACATTTTCGCTGTAATCATGCCTTACCGGGTTCCTTTCTGACTGATAAGTAATGGGCGGTTCACACCATGTATTTGACATCCATTCGCTGTTCACAATGCGATATACGAACGGCCTTTTAGCATAGCCAGTAAGAATTCTGCACCGCTTGCCGAATAGCCCTAATGGGGGAATGTTGTATGGTGTATCCGTCATTCCCACTTCACCACCTTAATCAATGCTGTTTGTAAACCTGATAGGCATGATCGAATCCGGGAGAAAATTGATTGTGTAATGGTATTTATCTGCGAATGCACCTGAGACATCCTCAACAACATACATTGTCCAATCATTCAGCCGAACAAAATGCTTTTTGTACTGTCCCGGAGCGACTTCGATGATCAGGTCAACGTCACCGCCAGACTTTTGCACGCTCAGGTTCCCGATCACTTCAAGCAGTATCTTGTCGGTTCTGCAGTTATACACCGTCACCCGGCGAGTCACATTGAAATTATCGGCCTGTAAGCTGAGATTTCTTGTGACCTTATCTGCTTCCTGCTCCATACACCCTGTGAGTGTGACCGCCATTAACGCAGCCAGTACCAACAGGCAAATTTTCTTTTTCATCCCCACTTCACCGCCTTTCAATACGGTAGCTTTATTCTGCTAATCTGCTTAATTGCTGTTTCTGCTTCTTCCTTTGTTATTCGCTCAAACGTTGCTTTGTTAATAATCACTTGCACAGCTTCAAGAAACGAGATATTTCCGTACTGATAATGGTCTATAACATTTTTTATTTCTTCATTCATTATCTTTTTATTCATCAGCTTTTTCCTTAAATGTTTCTAAAAATTCTTCATCTGTAGGCAAAGATCGTAAATCCCACGAAGCAACAAGTTTTACTGGATAATATTTGTTTTCGATATTATATTCTGGAATTTTCAAATAATTAAATCTATCATTTTCTGTCAATGGTTCTTTGTTAAATCCTTCATAAACTTCAAAAACATTTTTATCAAAGTCAATAACATAACACCATTCACACATCAAAGAATCAGCCGCAAAATCCAATTGGTTTACAAGCCCATATCTTATTTTTTCATCATCAATTAGATTGAGAATGTCAGCGCCAGTATCACGACAAAACTCTGGAACGTAATCTTGCCAGCTAACGTTATTTGCTTTGCATCCATCAATTATAATATCAACATCTTTATCAGATAAAAATTTCATTTGCTTTACCTTGTACAAAAACCGATCAAGAATATTTTGTTTTTCGCAAATCATCTGTAGAAAATGCAAGCATGTTATTCCAGCCCCTTCCGGGTATCCGTCCCATTGTCCATATTGAGCCACCTTGTAAATTCCATTGACATACACACAAGTAAGATTTCTTGTACCCATTTTATTTTTCCTTTCTGCTGGCCTTTAGCCCGACCAGCGGGGCGAGTTCTTTAATAAGTTCCGTAGCAACAACTTACCTTGCCAAATTTGCCAGCACACAATTCAAAAAATATCGTATTCCATTCGTCTTTGGTAATATCGCCGCCACGCTTCAGATCGTTGAGGAAAATTCTGATATAATCGAATCCGTAGCCCTCTTGTAAGCATTCCTTGACTTCCCGCCGAGCATCATCCGCTGTATACATTTCTTTTCTCTTTCTCCCCGTATCGCCGTTAGGCCAGCGTGTTTCTTACTGAGCGAATGAGAACCCGTATTCGCAATTAACAAGTTCATATTCATCAGGATTGCTTTCGATAATTCCCATCACCCGGTTATAATCTTCCTTGTCTTTCGGGCTGTATTCCCGCTCACCGAGGAAGGCGCCGCTTGCGCTGTATTTGTTGTAGATAATCTTGGTGACCATTTCTTCCATGCTCTTTCTCCACTCCTTTAAATGTTCTTCGTTCGCTCGTTCAATTTCTTTCATAACTTGAAGCTTTTCTTTCATTGTCATTTGCTCAACCCTCCAATTCTTTCAAGATCGCCTTGTATCCCTTTGTGGTCGGAATATATCCATCATTGCCACCATAAAATCCGCTGTTCCGCTTTTCCCGAAGAAAACCGTTCTGCAAATCCTCACTTGCTCCGTCCGTCCCTCTCTTTATCAACTCACCATTAAGAACCAGCTTAACAGCATCCAACGTGAGATTAACGACTTTGTAAATTGCTTTCCGTCCCGTTGTCCGTTCCTTGAAAACCTCTGCAAAAATCGTTGCCGTGTTCATTTCTTTCTGCGTCATTGTTAGTTACCTCCATTCATTCGTTCGTAGCTCCTTGGTACGATTAGATTATACCACTTTAAACGTATTTGTCAATATGTTTTTGACGTAAAATTTGTGAACTTTTGATTGTGTTTCGACAATCAAAAATGCAGCACTTTCGCGCTGCATACTCGAATTACCATGGCAAATCTGCATCATGAACAATCGTCCCCCATTTTTCAACTGTTTTCTTATCTTGATCGAGAATCAAACAGACACACCGCGCAGTCACACCCGCGCCTGGTATCCGCTTTGTGATTTTCTTCTGTCCCTTGTCCGTCTGGATCAGTCCTTCACCTTGCGCCCATGACAAATAACTGTCAGGAGAAAACCCTCCATCAGTTAGAGCCTTGTTGAACGACTTTCCAATTACCCATGCAGATTTAGCATTGCCCGTTTTGTCATCTGTTTCGATACAACCGAGAACCGCCCGTGCATTGACTGTTGTGTAATCCCCGTTGAGGATAAACCCTGAATGATTCTCAGCGATCCACTCAAGTAAGTATTCGTGCGCCCTTCTGCCCGAATCAACATCGTGATTTGTTCGCAAATATGGCAGGATATCCTTCTCTGTTAGACGCAGCCCATCTTTGAATATAATCTTTTCTGCCGCATGATCTGCCGCCAGCAGGATTGACGCACTGAGCGCTTGCTTGTCCGTTCCGATTTCCGATAGCTTATCAAATATGGTTTGCTGCTCTTGTTCGATCTTTTTCATGGTCGTATCGTCTGCAATCGCTTCAAGGAATTTCCTGCCAGCAAAGCCATAGTTCACCGTGATGATTTTATGCACCGCTTTGGGATCAGGCATCGTTGCGCCCTTACATTCAATCTCAATCACACGGTTCATAGCTCCTGCCTTGCTGCATCCACCGACAATTGGCATTTCTCCGGTTGTTATGATTGTATTCTTCCAACTGGGCGAGTGTCGCAATCCGCCATTCCTCGCGCCGCGAGTTTTGCCGCTGCCCTCGCACAAACTATATATAATATCGTCAAAACTTGCTTTGTTCTGAATGGTCTGCAATTCGTCCAAGCACAACGGCAAATTGCATGTAAATATTGCCAACTGCTCAAGTCCGACATTCGTTGACTTGAGCGGCCGACAATACGCACCGACTTGAGGGTCAGCCCAAACGCTTGCAGCAACTTCCATTGCAACTGTTTTTCCCGTGCCGCTTTGTGCTGACCATAAATGGACAAAAAACGGCAATGCATCAAACTTTGACAAAAGTACAGAGGCGAATGATGCAGCCATGACAATTCTTGACTGTATGCATCCATCAGCGCGAATCCCTTTGACTGCATCAAGCCATTTTTTGTATGTTCCTTTTTCGTGAATCGTTTTGTACATCTGAAGGAATGCGCCTTGTCCATCATATTCAACGCCATCAAAGTACGGAACAAAGCCATCCTCCACCCAGCCAAGATGAGAACTCATTTTCTCAATTGGGATAATATCTCGGTTAAGGTCATCTATATATGATAAATACTTGACCATATCCCGCGCCGTCTCACTGGTCACACTTACGCCATGGTCGGCAAGCTGAATGATTGTCGCGGAATTGGCCAATTTCCCTTTTTCTACTATGATTCTCTTCCAATGTTCCCGCTTAAAACTGATTTCAAGACTTTCTGTTTGAGTTTCTATATTGATATACCTTTTTGTTGGAATGATCGGATGCGTGCAAATTGTTTCGAATCCAAACTTGTCATCAAGACAAATCGAGTCGCCGGCCTGAATATACTTGCCGCAAGCCAGTGTGATTGATTGCCCGTCAAAATTAAAATATTGCTGAGTGCTGCCCTGCGTGTTCCCATCTGCCACAACAACAGCATTTTGCTTCTCTTTGATTATTGCCCGAACAACGCGAATCGGGACGCCGCATTGTTGAGCGCGTTTCTCCAATAATTCTTGATATCTTGCATGAGAACCAGCTGTCACTGCCGATTCTTCCAACAATATATATGGTTCGTCACCCTCTATAAAATCATCATAACCATATGATTGCAAAGAATCCTTGAAAATTTGTAATGCTTGCTGGCTCTGCATCAAATCATTGGGGTTCATAGGTGATCCTCCGCATTTCTAAATCTATCAATTCAGCGCGTATTGTTTCCCGATCTCTCAACGCACTGGCAAATTCTTCTGAAAATTCTGCATCATATGCTTGTGGGGCTTGTTCCTGTATGATTCTATCGTTATTCAGCCATTTGTCAAAAGCTATCCAATAATCGCATTCTAAGGCCGCTCTTAGGCGCTCTTCTTTCAATCGTGCTGTTTTACGTTTCGCAATCTCGACCGCCATTAGCGCGCGATTCTGGGCCGTTTCTGATGATTCCTGCATCAATCTCAAATGGAAATCATCATTCAGGCGTTTGAGCGTATCTGCAAACCTTGTTCCATAATACGCACTTGCAAAATTTATCACATCGCCGCCTTTATGGCAACCGAAACAACACCACCCGCGACCACCTTTGTATATTTTCAAACTGGCGTCATTGTCCCCATGGAACGGACAAACAGCGAAACCCTGTTTGTTTACTTTCAACCCGATAAAATCAGCGAACTGCTGACAAGTTACCCGCTCTTTGATTTCTGCCGCATAGTCAATCATGCTGGAAGAATCCCTTCTGTTAGATACTCCACAATCAACCGCCCGGTCTGCCGTGAGTCGCAGAACCTAAAACGAACGCCGTATTTCATGGTCATTGTAAGCATAGCCCGTCTAAGCGATTCCCCTTTTACCGTGGTCAATGCTCTGCCTTTTGAGTCTGTTGGTGATTGCCAATTGATTAACCCGCCATCTGGTAATTGTTCCTCGATCAATACGAGCAGTTTTATTCCTGCCGCCATTGCCCGTTCGCACTCGCGCCGGAATCGCTCATGATCAGAACTCATAATGTCCTTGGAAATTTCTAAGACATCTTTCTTTGTGTCCACTGCCCTCGATTGATCGTTAGCTATCGTATAATCCCCCACATACAAACAACATCGAGCGACATCTATTTTACACCTTGAGAAATATGTGTCAATGTTTTTGTGCTTGCCGTCCTGCTGTCGTGTATCCTCCAGAATCACCACTCGCGCCACCTCCACAAAATCAATACGGCGGCAACAGTCGTAACCATTGCCGCCGCTGTCCGTCAGAACGGCAGTTCTTCATCCATCGAAGTATCAACCGCTGTGAATCCCTGCGACTGGATTTTGTACTCTTCGAGTCGCCGCTTTTGCGCTTCCTTCAACTCGCGCCGTTTGGGTATCTTAATCGTTCCCGCTCTCACATCGTCCACAGACTCAAGCTTGCAAATTTCCGTGGTCGTTCCAGACCTGACACCCTCCGCATCGTCCAGCAAATAATCAGCTTCACGCACAGAGAAACCAACGGAAAGACCCTTTAGCTTGCTTTCGTCCCAATCCCAATGGTAACCCTTGTTTGATTGCTCAAAAGCCCATGCAGCGCCCTCCAGAATACGTTTATTCATCGCTTCATATTGATCTCCATGTTGAGGAATGCTGATTCTATAAACGCCCTTATACTTAGCCGGATACTGGCCACCGCTGGCCGCTTCGAATGCTTTTGTATAATGATCTTTGTGCGGCCCTTCAGTTACATCCATCTCCAATACAAGTCTATCATACGTGCGTCCGTTGATTGTTTGCTGCTCAATTCGTGCGTCTTTGATTTTGCCGATGTAAGAACCCGCTGGAAGATTCTCAACCGTCACATTTTTCTTTGCTTCAAAGTTTCCCTGATAGTTAATCATTTTCGTTTTCCTCCACTACTTTCAGGACTGCCCTTGCAATCTTTGCAATCAATGCCTTGAGTTCTTCTGTTTCTCCATGACTGCACAATTCGCCGCAACCACATTTTTCTTCGATTTTAAGTTGTTCCTCTGTTTTAGACTCTTCCACTAATGGACACTTAAAACCATATACCTCGCGAATCCTGATAACATCTTTTGCATACAGCGGTGCATGAATTATACGCTTGCCAGTCAAATAATCGTATGAGCGACCGATACCAACAGAAACCCTACTTAAATTTGTTCTTGCGTTTTTGACCTCTTCTGACAATGCATCCCAATCAACGTTTACTAAATTCCTCATCCATTATCACCGCCATTTTCTGAATCTTTAAAATACGCTTTCATTCCATCATAGATTGCAAGTGCCAACATCCAATGCTGCCGCTTTTCGCTATCCGTGATTTCTGGCAAATAATCAAAACTCAAAATATGTTTTACAAGCTTTTCGCGCTCTGGAAACTGTTGTTTGAACGTCTCAACTTGTGCTGCCTTTTCTTGTGGCTTGATACTTTCATAATCAATTCCAAGTTCAGACTTCAGCAATTTTACAATTTGTGTATTTATGCCGCCATCCCTGTTAATTGCATGGCTGAGATACGAATCGCACAGCCCAATGTTTCTACTGAAGTCAGCCATTTTCATACCACGCTGTCTTAATTCTTTTCCAAGTTTAGCTTCGTCTACTGGAAACAACTGCTTTTTTGCTTTCATGTTTTCGAACCGCCTTTCTTTGCCGTTAATCCGTAATAATCGCGAATAGTATCATCAACCATTTTCAAGTCATTGTCAATCTGTAATTCTGAAAACATACCAATCGGAGACTTTACTGTATCGAAACCACTGTTCTGAGTGAAGAACGTATACTTGCCATCTTCCACATGAGTTTTCAGAACGATGGTAAACAATCCCTCCACCGTGATTTTTTCGTCCAACAGCTTTCCAATCGTTTTGACCTTTTCATTGCCGTTCTGGTCGCGGTCGATATGACTGAGGAAATACACAATTCTATCTGCTGGCATGTCCTTACTGACTGTCTCCGCAATCAGCGACCAATAATTTTTAGCAATGTCGGTGAACTTCTGGTATCCAAGTTCCCCTGACCGCCGCATAAACTCATTTGCTAACAAATACTGTGCATCATCCACAACCGCACTAGGCGTTTTCATCCCCTTCAGCGCGTTTACAATCTCTGGGTATTTGTCCGTTGTAATCATGCCGAGGTCGGATTTAAACGGCAAAGGTTTTCCAGCGACATTGATAACTGCCACCTCACCGCGCTTGAAATTCCTCATACTGGCGCTTTTACCAGTACCGCTTTCACCAAGGATCAAACAAGGGATTGCCATGATTTTACACTCCTATCTTTTCAATCGTCCATATCTTTTGCATAGTCTCTACTAAAAAGTCTCTGTTTGTTAGCCCGTTTTTCTTCGATCTTTTTGATAACTCTGTCAATCAGTTCAAAGTCTGGATGTCCTGACAAGACTAAAAACCAATCACTGTGAAAGAAATCCAGCAATTCTTGTTTTCGCCCTTGCCGCTTTCGATTCTCTTCAACAAGCCAAACATGATAATCATGGTCGGTCAATTGTTTCACTTTGTTATGTCTATCTCTGTATTTTGGCAGCTTTGACCACAATTGACAAACTTCATAATAATCTATGCAAGCTTGTTTGATTATTGCCGTTGCTAAACGTTGCCAACCACCTTCAGCTGCATTAACCAGCCCACTTGCAACCTTTACCGTCTCCGGATAATCTGCACGTAATCCGCCGAACATAACGTCACGCTCACTTATTTATGCTAACTGTGAAAGTTGGCTCCACCGACTCTGAGCGCACTGCATCACACACAATGCCCGTTTCTGCATCGCAGATAACGCCGTTAGAATCCTCTGTGAGGCGCTTCTTTACGTCCGACCAACTAATACTGCGCTTGACCTTCACACACTCTGAGAACCCGTTAGAATCGCACCACTGCATGAGTGCATCATCATCATGCACCCATGTTGTTTTGGCTTTCTTCAAAACAAGGTCACCAGATGGCAAACTATATTTCTCTTGTGTTTTGCTTTCCTTGTGCGGGACTGTCTGAAAATATGCCTGTAATTTATCCCGCATTACTGCGGTAGTGTGTTCGGTCGTGTTTTTGATTCGCTCAATCATGAGGTTATAGTATCGCGTCCATTTGTCGAGGTCGTTTTCCGCTTCTTTAATTCGATTGATAGCCCATTCGGCCTCTTGATCGTTCTCGATCTTCCAGCCGTTTTCTTCCTGCTCATCTTCCAACCGTTCCAACGCCATTGCACTTTCAGTCATCGTTTTTCATCCTCTCTTTAACCAAAGTGTTACTGTATTCAAGCGCATCATATTTGTTCAACATCAGTGCGCCGCACGTTGGACAATAATTTGATGGCGCGCCATAACTTATAGTATCGCAAGCCGAACATGTACCGAAAATACTTAATTCATTTGAGAACAGCCAAAGTGCATAAGCATGTTTGTGTTCTGGTTCAGGAATCTTCAACCCTGGGACGATCATCATTCAAAGCCCTCCTGCCTATATACTCACGTTCGCCAATTAGTTTTGATGGAATAAGTGATTTGAGAAATTCGTTCATTGATTTTCCGCTTGCTTGTGCTGCTTCTTTTACCTTCTCTTTGGTGCCTTTCGGCGCAAGAATCAAAAGTCTGTCATAATTCTGTGAGTTGTACCAGTTGATGTAATGTGTATCTCTCATAATATCCCTTCATGATTGCTAGATGACCTTTTGTGGAGCAATATTTCCTGCATTTCGATGTGGCCATCACCGAAACGCCAGCCATCCAGCAATCGCGCAACGTTCTTGGCGGGTGTCGCGCTCACCACGTAATTTTTAGATAAATCCAGTAAAATATCCGTACATCGTTCACAACTCCAATCGTTCAGAAATTCCCTTCCAGCCATAAGACCACGACCACAAACATCGAAACCCATAATGCCATGATTGCCACCGAGAACCAGAACACTCTCCACGGGAAGCGCTTCTTTGCATATCTTTGACACATCATGCTTTGGCCTCCATCGGTTCAACTTGCGCCATCGTGAACCAGCAAGCTTCTTTCATGAACATAGAAGTTTTGTTTTCCTTCTTGCCATCTTCCTTTTCAATCTCTTTGGAAGAATACTTCCAGATTGAGAATCTGATTTTCGAATGTTCGCCCTTCTTTACCTTGAAACCAAGTTCCTTCCAGCCGTTGAACGTGTGAATCTGCTCAATCTCAGGAACCATGATCGGATTTCCTTCACCGTCAACCGCTTCAAGCATTCTGCCCGTGGGCTTCAAAATTCCATCAAGGAAAAACTTCTGTTTGTTGATGTCAATTATCTGAGCGTTAGTCATTGCCATGGTCGTTGCCTCCTAAAATCGTTCAATCGTTATTGTTCCTTGCTACGGTTAGATTATATCATGCATTGCGCAATATGTCAATACCTTTTTTCGTGATTCACGACATGATTTCAACCCTGATTCCGGCCGGATAGGCTTTGCTATCTTCTGTCTGTTTGATATGTTCGCGGCAAGCCTTCTTTGCTTCGGTCAGTGTTCCAGTCGCCCAGAACTCTTTGCCAAGATACTCAAACCCCCAATTCCCATAACCACGATGGCACTTACCGAAAGCGATGAGCTGCTGTCTATTGGAAAATTCAATCTTCATGATTCGTCCCTCTCTTTCAATCGTTCATCTACTGCCGGGGTCTTCACCCGCCCCGGCTCGGGTGATATCAGTCAATTCTTTCCGACAACCGTCTGAATGCTCATTATACGCCCTTCATTATCATATCTTACAACTGTTGTTTCATAACCCTTTGGCAAATTTCTTTCCGAATTGTCAACCATTTCTTTATATGCTTCATAAGCCTTGTTTGCAGTTGTAAAACGTTCTTCATACATGATTTTCCCTGACGCATTATAAGTCCTGATAACGTGCATTTTGTTTACCTCCGTTCAATCGTTATTGTGTACCTCCTCGGCACAATTGATATTATACTCGCTTTTTGATATTTGTCAATATGTTTTTTGAAAAAAATCGCAAAAAAAATAGCCTGCCCAGCCAACCCCCAAACTGGACAGACTATTCCCGCCGCATCCCCTCCGACGCAAACGGATAATCCCGCAAGAAGCGCACCTAAACCAAAGGAGGACCATAATCCAGTATACTTATTGCTGCACGATTGTCAATGTTGAAATAGAAATTATTCTGTTTCCCCTTCCGCCAACGGACATATTCCAGATTCCTCAGAATCAAAATCATAGTTAAACACTGCTTGAATATCCCGGTAAAGCTGACAATTATGTTTTGCTGCATCGTGTTTGATTGTACATCCAAAGCAATTGATTTCCATTGCATCAAGGCAAATACGTGTCAAGGCTTTCTCATCAATATATGTGTATCCTTCCGTTGCGCCGACAACGCCGCGAGTTTTAACCTCGCAAAACGTATTATCGAGTTCTTTCTGCATCTGCTTCAATTTCGCAATGGGTACCGTTTTCAACACATCACGCAACACCTTCTCAGACAATTTGACCAACAACCGCAAATCACGCCAACCGTTGGCATATGTGCGTGTCCGCCTCTCAAGTTCGCCATGACTCCCAGACAACGCATTTACCGCGCCATATATCGCCCTGATTGCGTAATACTCGCGCTGAGACAATGGAACTCTACCATCCTTGTCAGCCTTTCGATATTCGATCACTTTGTGGTCACCTTTCCCATGTTCCATGCGTCAATAGCCGCTTGTTTCGAATGTGTGTCGTGATACTCCAAGCCATCAGTGTAATACCCCGTATACACTCCGCACTTTTTTTTACACTCAACCCACCACACAGGCGGTCTATACCTGATTCGCGCTGATGCTCCACAATTCGGGCAAGGTCTCAACGTTGTTTCATTCGTTGTCATCGTCAAAGCCTCTCTTCTGTCTGCGTCCATTCTGCGGTTTATCGGAATCATACTCCCGCACAACCTCCCGCAAACACACAAAGGTTATAACACCAACAAACGCAATAAACACAACCAAACCACAAATCACCAAAGTTCGCAAAATAAGATCAATCATTATTGTTCCCCTTCTTCTTTCGTTTTCGGTCTATCGGGCAATACTGTAAGCGGCAACCAATAAGCGACAAAACGATTGATATTATTCTTTTTGATGGTTTTCTCATTCATGAAATCATGAGCATTGAAAGCTTTCCATTTCTTGGAATATGAATGAACTCCCACAACGCCCATTGGAGACAATGTTATAACTTCACAACTTTTGTCTGGCAAACTATCTTTGACAGAAACCCACTGAGGAACTTTCATCCCGATTGCAGCCCATTCCAATACTGATTTACCATTTACAATAGGCTTGTTCATTGCTTCATCAATTCCAGACTTAATTACTTCTTCAATGTTTAATTTAGCCATTGTTATCCTCCTTTGGTGGTTCGGGAAGCGGCATCCAACAGGTAACGTGTTCATCACGTAACCACTTAAATCCATTAGCCTTGCATGTACTCCACCCACTGATAATTCCTTTAATGAACGGCCCGAAATATGTGCATTCTGTAACTTCACCGTCTACAACCGCGAGGCAATTTCCGTATTCTTCCGGCAGTCTGTCCTTAACGCTAATCCAGCCGCCGATGGTGGGTTGCTCGTCAATCAATTGTCTTGCTGTTACCTCGCCATCGTAGAACCGTGATAAGTCATTTTTCAGCGCGTCCGCATCAATCAACCGCATCCCATTTCACTCCTCTTAATGTCTCCATAAGCACATTGAGCATTACAATACTGATTTGTTATTTTGCAAAACGGTATTTTCCTGCACATATCCTGTTCCCATTCCACAAATGAACAATTTTCGATTATATGTTGTTTTGATTTTTGATAAGCGATTACATCAGGGCGCAAAATATAAATCAAAGCATTTGTTTGTTCCGCACACATTCTGGCTATATTCTCAGCATCAGTCATACCAATTCACCGCCTTTGTTTCTTCATCAGGTACAAATGCTTCCTTTGGGCAGTCTTCCAATAGATCGACTGTGCCACTACAACCGTTACAACCTAAACAATCGTTGTCAACACCAACGGCATAATTATCGCCGCACTCATTCCGAGCACATACCCGGCACAGGCAATCGCCACACATATATGGTGGATTCATTCCCACTTCACCGACCTTCTGGCTCAATCACGCCATTTTTACAGATACTCCTGATCATCCAGTCATAACCGCAGAAGCCGTCCGACCTTCGCTCAAGCTTACGGGCTTCGTTTGAACTCATACGGCGTGTTGTAACACAGGCTGTCCAACCGTCATCCCAACGGTAATAAAAGTCTTTGTCCCAATATTCTTTCGGAACTTTTCGTTCGTCCTTCGTCCTAACATGAAGCTTGTGCTCCTGCGACCATCTTCCGTTCCACGAACCGCAATGCGGCATTGTCAGTTCAAACACAATCATCCCACTTTACCTTCCTTCCGCACTCATGACAATACTTTTGTTTCTGTACAATAAACCACGCTCTACAATTACCACATGAAAGTATTTGCCCGTTTTCATTCACTTCGCGCGTTGGTTCCACAGGCTCTTGTTCTTTTAGCAGTTCCAGCGCGTCACGTTTCAACTGTTCAACTACGTGCAACTCAAGACCCATGTCCCGGTGCTTGTCAATCCAACTATCAAAACAAGTTTCAACGGCTCTGACAACTTTCTTTCTGTCAATCATTCCACTTCACCTTCCTGCCACAATTTGGACAATATTGGTATTGCTCATGAACAAGTATTTGCGGGTTTTCCTTATCATCTATCAATTCTTGACTTTCTAATGTATGTCCGCATTTAGAGCAAATCCACGTATCAACGCTAACTGTTGGTTTAATCGGTTCTTGTGCCTTCAAAAGGAGAATAGCCCCATCAAAATACATCTGACAACGCCCGTTCACTTTCATCGGCGCATATCGGGCCAACTCGTCAGCAGCTGTACGCAGCCCGAAAATTACGGCATTCACATCAATCATTTCCCGATTCAAGTTCTTTGCCCTTCTTTTCTGCAAAATCTAAAATCATATCAATAATTTTCTTTGGTGGGTTTTCTTCCAGCCATCGCAAACCAACGGAACTAAATTCGAAACAAGGTTCTTTTGCATTCCATTCCAGTGTTCCGATAGAGTAACAATATTCCTCGATCTTTTTTCTCTTTCCTGTAATCAAGTCATACGCTTCATACGGGTGATCAGCCTTTACCCATTTCACTATATCATACCTTGGCGGCGTATCTTTCGGCGGAAAACCAATATAGCAAACATCCCGAATTTGATACCCGTCCATACGTTCAGTGTAATCCATTGCTTCAACCTCCTATCACCTTTACTACAAGCCACAAGAAACCAATGTATACAAGCACATCAAATATTAATTGAGCATTAAACGCCTGATTCGGTTTCTCCTGCACTCTTTCCAACGCACGGACGCGCTCTTGCAGCCGGATGACTTCATCATACAAGTCATTGAGTTCATTCACTTCGGTTTCTGTGATTTCCTGCCAATCTCCCATTTTTTACACCTCTCAAATATCAAAATCAAAGTCGTGCAGAAATTCCATTTCATAATCATGCAATTCTTTGTCAGTGAGTTTCCTTGTGTAATCGCAAATGCTCCAAATGCTGTGGCCGCTTGGCGTTGTTCCTGTTGCATCCTGGCAATGGTCAAGCCCTTCTCTCGGCACAGCTCCAAGTCCTGCTGGACGCATCAGTGTTGCATATCGGTAATACTTCATTCTCGTTTTACCTCTCTTTCAATGGCATTTTGTTTTTCTCTCTAAAATTCGCATCAATCGCTTTAAATAAAGCCTCTGTTAATAGCTCTGCAAAATGATTCCCTTTGTAAGCATCAAACAAGTCTTGACAATCAGCCGAAATATTTGAGAAATATTCGTTCGCTTCATCAACATATTCCATCGTTGGCGGTCTTTCGTATTTCTCGATCAACCTGTAAACTGCTGCCATCATTTCCCTGTTTTTTACGTCCTGCATTGGCTCATCCTCCAACTGTCACAGCGTTACAAATGCATTTTCAGATTTGTAATTTCCCGAATGCCATCAAACCATTGAGATATAAGGGATTGAAATATACTGTTACAATGTTACACTGTTACACACTATTTCTTCTTATATGCGCATTAAGAGATTTTATTTTTACTCTCATATACACATCATGTTTTTGTGTGTAACAGCGTAACATTGTAACACTTAGATGGCTTGTCAAGTTGTCAACGCTTGCCAGATACGCTTTTCTTGTTCCCTTGTTTCAGGGATTTCATAAGTGTATCCGTCTGATTTGTCAGAGTAACGGATGACCTCACAAAGCCACCATCCATCAGGAAGTGCAATTTCTACAACCGCACGGTTGCCAAGCTTGAGTTCGCCCTTGAAAAGGTTGTTTATGTATTTTTCGAACTGCGACTGTGTGAACTTCTCGCAATTGAAAAATCCAGCGACCGAAAGGTTGAACAAAGAAATTGCAGTGTCGTGAAGTGTCATGTTGACTGCCTCCTATCAAATTGTCAAGATGCTGTGTACCGCTTCGGTACGGTTAGATTATAATGCATATTGCGCAATATGTCAACCACTTTTTGTCGATAATTTTAATGTCAAATTTAATGCACAGTCAATCCATTTATGACAATGTTTAAAACGCCATTTTTGCCAACGAAAAACCGCTGAATGTTTCCACTCAGCGGCCAAAACTGTCAAATTTTATCAATTTGTCAATTTTTTCATAACCCCATTATAAAGGCGCTCATTCATTATACGAATTGTAGACATAAGTTCATCCAATACTGGCCAAACGTCCGATTGCGGCAATCCGTCAATCACTTTTGCAAAATCTGAATCACTATCAATCTTTACCACACTTTCACCCGCGAACGAGTACCCACTCAGTGACGGTTCTTGTGCTGGCATGATTGACTCTTTGCCGCCGCCATCATCTAAATGGTCAAGAATGGTATAAAACGCCGCCAGTTTGATTGCTGTGTTTGCATTCGGTGAGCGTGTGCCTTGACACTCCGCAATGGCCTCAAGTAAATCCTGCTTCGTTATCAAGGCTAGTCACTCCCTTACATCTGTTCAATCTGGTTCACAAGCTGCTGAATCTGCTGCTTGATCTGTTCGTTTGGCGCATCCTGCATTAGCTCTTCCAACTGCTCAACCATTTCATCGGAACCACCTCCGCGAGAATAACGGCCCATAGAATCACGCCGAGCATTCTGTCCACGACCACGGGCATAACTGCCCCCTCCGTAATTCCTCGAATACCTTCCGCCGCGATAAGAACCGCTGCCATCGCGTGAATAACGCATATCGCCACCAGAGCCGCCCTGATTGCCGTTGTCATATGAATATCTACCGCCACCCTGACCGCGCTGAGAATATTCTTCCTCATCCTCCATGCGCTCCACGACATTGCAAATGTGGTCAATGGCGCTGGCAATATATTTTACTGTTTCAACATCCTCTTTGGAATACTTGCCATTCTGGGAATATTCCATCAATTCTTTTAACAGCTTTTCTTTAAGTTCATAAAGTTCATGCATAATTCCTCACCCCCTTTACGCAATCCGCGCAATAGTCAAGTTTGCATTCTGCACCTCAATTACAGGCGCTGGAACAACTGTCGGGTCTGTAGTTGCTGGCACTGCATCAACGCCCAAACTAAAGCAACAGCACCTCGGAACTTTAATGATTGCCGTGCTTGTAACGTTCCCAAAGTCACCAACCGCCGCAGGTGTAAAAATTGCACGACTTGTAAGTCGTGGTTCGCCATTAACAGTCAGCGCAACGGCAATAGGTGTGACCGTGCCGCCCTCAGGAATCGCAATATTGCCGTTAAACGTCACCTGATAATGGGCGAACTTATTACAACAATTGTTCCCGTTAGCACCGCGCAGAATAAAATTCCCAGTTTCGTCCTCGTGGTAAACATACCCGCGATTGCAGGGAATAGATGAACGGAACAGGATCGGGCCATTCAGACTCACTTCCTGCACTTCGTTATACAAGAATTCGCATGCCATGCTAACACCTCCCGATTAGGCGTTGCAACCGCAACCACAGCCCTGATTCTGGGGGCAAGTGAAAATCGGGGTCATGCCGTACACGGGCATGGACGGGACAGGGCATGAGCGCATTTCCTGAATGAGCTGGTTCGCAGTGGTAGCCTGTCCAGCGCGAATAGCCGCCGTTTGGACATCCTGAGAAGCCTGACCACGCGCATACATGAGTTCAGAGCGAAGCTGTGCAATCGTTTCGTTCTTAGCATCAATCTTGTCCTGACAAAGCTGGTCGGAAATGCCCTTAATAGCATTAAGCACGGCCTGAGTGTTAGCGGTACCAGCGGTAACAACATCCCTAATTCCATCAGAGACTGCCGCACGGTCGGCGCAATTTTCCTGCTGAACAACCGCCTGTAGCTGAGTAGTAGCAAGGCGATTGTCACAACAACACTGAGCAAGCTGTGCCTGTACCGCATTGAACCCCTGAGCCTGTGCAGTCTGCGCGGCAAACGCCTGTTGCATATTCGCAATCTGGCGGGTGTTCGCGCCCTGTTCAACGCCAGCAAAGCCATTTGCAAGCGCCATCTGCATATCACCGCAGCAATTGCAAAGCTGAGTGGACAGGTTATTTACGCCCTGCTGAATGCCATTGACAGTGGTGTTGAGCATCTGATCCCGGAATCCGTCATTGATCTGGTTAGATTGATTCATCCAAGGATACAGGCCACCACCATTGCCGCTACCATTGCAATTGCCGTTATTTCCCCAGCCATTATTGCCAAGCAAGAGCAAGAACAGCAATATCACCCACCAGCCATTGTCTCCAAAGCCGTTGCCGAAGCCACTGCCTCCACCCTGCATCGGATAACCAGCATACCCGGTCGGGCCAACAAGCATGGTCGCAGGGATAGAAGCTCCACTGTTCTCATCTGTCAGAGCCATACACAAAACCACCTTTCAAAATAAATATTTACAATCTGCCTATGCGCAATCAGCAGAATTGCAATCAAGTAAAATAGGCGTATCATCTGCCACCCATCATTTTCTGGAGCTGATTCGCCATCTGTACCGCCTGATTATATTGTTCTTGGCTAACTTTGCCAGAATTTAAAAGATTTTGTACCTGTTGTCGAGGGTCGCCATTAAAATTCTGCCTGAACTGCTGAAACTGCTGAATGAGATTTCCCATCTGCCCAAAGCCGTTCGGCATTGCTTTTCCTAAAGCG